TTTTCCTGAAATGTTAGAACTAAGACCTATAGTAGTAGACGAAGAAATGGTTATACTTGGTGGTAATATGCGTTTTAGAGCTTGTATAGAAGCAGGTCTACAAGAAGTGCCTATAAAAATTGCGAAAGACTTAACAGAAGAACAGAAACAAGAATTTATTATAAAAGACAACGTAGGATTCGGTGAGTGGGAATGGGATATATTAGGTAATGAGTGGGATAGTGTTGAATTAGCTGAATGGGGTTTAGATGTTTGGGAAAATGAAGATGACTTAGAAGAACCTGACTTTAATGAATTAACAGAAGATAATGATAATAAACCCCCAACAATAAAAATAACATTCTTTAATGAAAATGATTTACAAAATGCAGAAGAAGAAATAGCAAAAATAGTAAGTAAATATGACAAAGCAATATACTCAGTAAGTGCAGGAGAATTATGATATTAAAAAAGGCATCACATAAAGCAATTAAATATGCTTGTTTAAAATTTCACTATGCTAAAAGTGTGCCTGTAAATGTTTTAGGTTTTTCAGTTTTTAATAAAAAAAATGAATGGTGTGGATGTATAGTTTACGGATTAGGTGCCAATAACAATCTAGCAAAATCGTTGAAGCAACCACAGGGAGCGGTAATAGAATTAGTTAGAATGGCTTTAAATGGTAAGCAAGAAAGCACAAGTAAAGCAATGGCAATTAGTATAAGAATACTAAAAAAATATGTACCTCTTGCAAAGGTAATAGTAAGTTATTCAGATATGAAACAAAATCATAGAGGAGTAATTTATCAAGCGTGTAATTTTTATTATGTAGGTTCTATAATAGCAGAAAGTTGTATAGACCCTGAAGATGGATTAATAAAACATTCAAGAATTTTGTTTTCAAAATATGGTAGCACAAAAGGATTAACAAGAGTAAAAGATAAACCAAAACATAAGTATTTATATCCACTAACAAAACAATTTAAAGATAAGTGTTTAAAATTAAAAAAACCTTATCCTAAAAATGCGAGTAAAGCATAAAGAGTAATGCGTTGGCTATTCCAAGTCAAAGAAGGGGTGCAATTCCACCTACTCGCTCAAAATATAAAAAATAATGGACAAAAGTAGACACATAAAAAAGGAAGCAATGTTACAAGCATTAGAAAATAGTTTAGGTGTAGTTACAGTTGCTTGTAAAAACGCAGATATACCTAGAAGCACTTATTATAAATGGTTAAACGAAGACAAAGAATTTGCTGAAGCAGTTAAAGACATAGAGAATATAGCACTTGACTTTGGCGAAAGTAAGTTACACGAACAAATAAAAGACGGCAATACTTCAGCTACAATATTCTTTCTAAAAACTAAAGGCAAGAAAAGAGGTTATATAGAAAAGTCACAATTAGACTTAACTACTGACGATAAACCTTTTAGAGTAAAAGTAAATATCAAGGGTGTTGAACATTAAAGACGAATATCATAGTATACAATTTACACAAACACAAGAACTTGCAATAGAATATCTGTTTGACAATACAACAACAGAAGTTTTATTCGGTGGTGCAGCAGGTGGTGGTAAGTCTTGGGTAGGTTGTGCTTGGTTAATACTGATGTGCGAGAAATATCCTAAGACTAGGTGGTTACTAGGAAGGTCTAAATTGGATAACTTAAAGAAGACTACCTTAAATACTTTCTTTGAAGTTTGCGAACTTTGGGGTGCTTTAGCAAATAGGGATTACCATTTCAACGCAGGTTCTAACATTATTACTTTTCATAATAAAAGCGAAATATATTTAAAAGATTTATTCTTATACCCTTCAGACAGAAACTTTGATAGCTTAGGTTCGTTAGAAATTACAGGAGCTTTCATAGATGAAGCAAATCAAATAACAGAAAAAGCAAAAAACATAGTAGCAAGTAGAATGAGATATAAACTAGACGAATACAATAGAATACCTAAAATGCTTATGACTTGTAACCCTTCTAAGAATTGGACGTATACACAATACTACAAACCTGCAAAAGAAGGTAAACTAAAACCACATAGAAAGTTTATACAAAGTCTTGTAGACGATAATCAGTACATATCTAAATACTACAAAACACAATTAGAAACCTTAGACGAATTAAGTAAGCAACGTTTATTATTTGGTAATTGGGAATATGACGCAACAAAAGATTCCTTAATTCAATACGAAGCTATACTTAATCTTTTTGAAAACAAAGGTATTGAAGGTTCTAAATACATAACTTGTGATGTAGCACGTTTTGGAAGCGATAGAACAGTTATTATGCTTTGGGAAGGGTTACATATTACAAAGATAGTAAGTGTGCTCAAATCAGCTATAAATGAAGTAGTAGAACAAATAAGGAATTTACAACAACAAGAAGCAGTAAGTCTTAATAATATAATTGTAGACGAAGACGGAGTAGGTGGAGGTGTTAAAGATTATATGCGTTGTAAAGGATTTATTAATAACTCAAGACCAATAAAAGCAGAGAACTATCAGAACTTAAAAACACAATGCTATTATAAATTAGCTGAATTAATAAATAAAGGACAAATAGGAATTACTTGCAAAGACATAACAGTTAAGAATTACATAATAGAAGAACTAGAGCAAGTAAGAACAAAAGACGCAGACAAAGATACAAAGTTAAGGATAATACCTAAAGACCAAGTGAATGATATTATAGGTCGTTCACCTGATTATTCAGACGCTATGGCTATGAGAATGTTCTACGAAATAGATACTAATTTTGGTAAGTATTTTGTACAATAGAAAAGCCGCAACAAAGTACGGCTAATCTAAAAGTATAAACAAGTATTAAGAAAATCAGGCGAATATAAAAAATATAAACTAAATATAACAAAATTCTATTATATATTATGAAACTTAAAATTAACAACAAAGGAGAAACAAAAGATTATACAATAAAGAACTGGGATGACGTAACGCTTGATAAGTGGCTACACCTTATAGGAGGTGAAGAAGATAAAAGCGTAATTGAAAAAGCACTAGCAACAGTAAAAGCTATGTCTGATATGCCTATTGATTTATACAAGTCTTTATCTCTTAAAGACGCAGCGAAAGTATTTGAGAAGATGTCTGAAATGCAGGTTACAGAAGTAAATGAATTAGTAAAGAAAATAAAAGTAGATAAAAAAGAGTATGGGTTCATTCCTAACTTAGATGAAATTACGTTAGGTGAATACGCAGACATAGAGCAGTTTATGACTTTAGGAGTAGAAAAGAATCTACATAATATAATGGCTGTATTGTATAGACCTATCGTAGAACAAGAAGGTGAAACATATTCAATACAAGCGTATGGAGAAACAGATATGAAGGTACGAGCAGAAAAATTTAAAAAGATGAATGCACAACAAGTACAAGAAGCACTGGTTTTTTTTTGGACTTTCGTAAACAACTTCTTGAAAACTTTGCAATTGTCTTTGACAATTCCTACACAGACGAAGGTACAGACGAAGAGGTGGAAATAAAAGAATCAGGAAACGCCTTTGCCGAGAAGTGGGGTTGGTTTGGAGTTATGTATAGGTTAGCAAATGAAAAGATAAATAATTTAGAAAGTATAACAAAATTAAGTCTTTTTACTTGCTTAACTTGGTTGAGTTACGAAATAGATTTAAACGAAACAACAAAAGTAAATTATGGCAGAAAGCACTAGATTTAAAACATATAACAACGTAATAGATACGTTAGCACAATTAGGAACAAATCACTATCAGATTAAAACAGTATCAAAAGGTGATATATGGGAATTAGATTTAAACAAGAATACTATGTTTCCTGTTATGCACATAAACTTTATAAACGTAGAAGCTAGTAAAAGTCAAATGATATATAACTTTCAGGTATTTGTTATGGACTTAGTTGAAGAAGACGAAAGTAACGAACAAGACGTACTGAGTGATACACTACAAATATGTACAGATATAATAGCTACATTTAAGTCAGGCGAAAGTCTTTATCTGTATAATACAACACACGGAGAAGAAGCAAGATATTTTGTAGATGACGATTTTACTTTAGACCCTTTTACAGAACGATTTGATAATTCAGTAACAGGGTTTGTATTTAATCTTCCTATCATTATTGAACAGCCTTATGATAGTTGCTTTATACCTCAACCAACGACTTCAATAATTAAATAATGAACTGGACTTGGAATATAAAAATAGGAAAGTACAGAATAGAAATAAAACCTTTTAAAATAACAATAAAATTATAATATAAATATGGCAACATTAACAACAACAATTACTGAAAGTGTCTTGATAAACGGAGCGGTTAGAGGTTCTAGTAATAGCTTAACAATAACAGGAATAGAACATACTTTGGAAAGAGTGGTAACTATCCCTGCAAATTCAGATACCACTGTATTATTAACAAAAGACACAGTAGCTAGTTCAGACGGTGCAGTAGATATTCAAGACACTAAGTATATTAGAATAACTAATTTAGATAGTTCAAATAATGTGAATTTATCTTTACAAATTGATTCAGGAAATGACGATAGTTCAGCAGACGAAAGTGCGACAATATCATTAGGACCAGGAAATTCTTTTATAATGGGTACACCACACGACGCTATTGCTGTATCTGACGCAAATGCAACAATTAATACATCTATGCACGACTTAGAAAGTATTCTTGTAGATAGTGCAGACCAAGCAGTTAAAGTAGAATTATTTGTAGCTAGTGCATAATGAGTAGAAAGGTATTCAAATATCTAAACTCAGTAGGAGCAAAAGTAGTAAAAGACGCTAAGGCAAACCTAAGTAAAAAAAGTTCTTCAGGAACTTTAAGAGAAAGTATTGGCTATGATGTAGTAAAAAAAGGAGAAGGATATTCTTTAATGTTTACAATGGCTGAACACGGAGAATATATAGACAAAGGAGTAAGTGGTAAAAAAGTAAAAAGGTTCTATACTGATGTTTTTGGAAAGAAGAAACAGATGTCAGGATATACTAATAAAATGCCACCCCCAAGTGCTTTAGATAAATGGATAGTAAGAAAAGGATTAGCTCCTAGGAATGAAGGGAAGTTTGGAGGGAGAACTATAAGTTCAGTAGGTTTTCAAAAGTCAATACAATTTTTAGTAGCACGAAGTATATATTTTAAAGGAATAAAAGGTATTAGCTTTTTTACAAAACCATTAGGAGAACACTTAGCAGATATGCCTATTGATATATTCCAATATATGATGCAAGAATTTAAAGAGAACATAACAGAAATAATAAAAAAATGAGTTTACTAATAACACAAGAACCAAGATACTTAATAATGCCAATAGGACAGACTGTTATATTTACAGCCTCTTATAATAATATAGTAGCGAACAAATTTAATGTAAAATTTATAGCATACGTAAGGATAGCACCTAACTTAACTAACTTACAATGGTCTTCTTATAATGTAGCAACGCTTAAAGTAACTCCAAACAATACAGGACAAGCAATATTTGATATGAGAAGTGTAACAGAGAACTATGTAAAACCTGATTATGAAGGAGGAGAGGTATATGACGGTTCGTCTGATTTTTCAACATCAAAAGGTGTAGATTATAGCGATACAGACCCACACCCTATTCATTTGATAGATAGCTATTCAACGGCTCGTAATAACGCGAAATGGGTACAAGTATGGTTCAATATAGAATATAGCGACGCAGCAGATGACCCTGTAAGTCTACATCAAAATTCACCGATAATAGGTTCAAGTATATTTCTTATTTATAACGGAGTAATACAAGAAACAGATATTTTAGATGTTGCGTCAGACGGAGGTATAGGATTTAATTTAAACCATAGAAGATTTGTATTAAATTCCAGTACGGACAAAGCTCTAACGAATGCTCCTGTTACTCAATATATAAGGTTTAATGATTATGCTACTATTCCTTTTATTGCGAATACAGATAATTTAACTTGGACGACAGGAGATAGTGGAGCAACAGTAGCAGCAGTAAGACAAGCACGAGTACAGTTATATGATAGTGGAGGTTCTAATTTAGCTAATTTTAGTATACAGGATTCAGTATCTAGAGGAGGTAGTTTTCAAATAAACTCAAGAGCAAGTACAAGAATACATTATTTTGGTTGCGGTCCGGCTAATTTTGACGGAGCAGTTACAGGGAGTGATACATCATATAATAATTGGAATACACACAAAGCAAATGTATCATATTATACTGTAAAATTTAGAGATGATGATGACAATGATATATCACAAACATATACTTTTAATATTCAAGATGATGACTGTAAAGGGTTTGAAACAATACGTTTGACTTGGCTAAATAGACACGGAACTTGGGATTACTATAATTTTACTAAAAAATCTATAAGGTCTTTAAAAACTAAAAAAGTAAGATACCAACAATTACAAGGTGTTTGGAATAAAGAGATATATTCTACACACGGATATAGAGGTGGTCAGAAAGTATACTCAAATGATACTATTGAAAATATAACAATAAATACAGATTTTCTAACTGAAGATGAGGCAGTCTGGATAGAAGAGTTAATGACAAGTCCTGACGTATTTATATTAAAGCAAGACAGAACGGTGAATAGAGCTGACGAAGGAGTAGTACATAAATATATAGAACCTGTAATTGTAACTAATTCTAATCATACTAGAATGACTAAAGCGAATGATAAATTAATACAATACACAATAGAATTAGAAAGAAGTAAAACTGTAAATTCACAAAGAGTATAATATGGCGGTTCAATTAATTTTATATCCTCAGACTCATAACGGACAGTATACTTCTGATACTGTAAACAATGCTGCAGAAATGGTTACAGACGGTCAGCAATTTAACAGTTATAGCTCAGCAAATTCAGTAGGTCAAAATGGAACTATGCCTATACATAATTTTTTACAAGCTACTGGAGCAGCGATTGGAGGTTGGTCTTCTTATCATTCAACAGGTACAGGAAGCTCTAGTACATATTCTACCACAACAGCTATTACAAGAAATGTGTCAGGTAACTTAGTTTTACCAAGTGCTACTACATCAACAATAGGAAGCGTAGTAGGTATTGCACAAAGAGTATTAGGTTTAACTCCCTTTCAACAGTACGAGGTAAAAGTAGAAATAACTGTTTCAGGAACTCCAGGAGCTTTTGATAATTTAGGGTTTCAAAAAGATAGATATTGTCATTCAGTAACTTCCTCAGGTTGGACTTCACCTATTGACGGAGCTAGTATAAATGGATTAGGAGGAGGACAAGGTTATTGTTACCCTGTTTTTACAACCACAGTAGTATGGGATTTTTATGCTATGGCTACTGAGGAGGTTTTTCATTTAGATTATTACGGAGCCAATGGAGCAACAGTAACTATTCATAGTATAAGTATTAAAGCTATGGGAACGCTAGACCATATAAATTTAGA